AAGGTCGACTTGGATCGGATTGACTGTAGCCCTGTTCTCCCGGTGCGGCCCTTGTCTGTTGAAATTGACTCTGAAGTCCGCAGCATATATGATGCCACTCTCGCGTTGCCTGGCAATGTCGTTTTTCCAAAGGCCACTGGCAGCACCTGGTTGACTACGACTTGCTTGTGTTGCACGAGAGCTTGCGTGGGATGTACACTCAGTCCTACCAACTTTACCACATTCAGAATGCGTTGTTCAAGGGTGCCCCCGTTGGTTTCGTGCCATCATACGTTGTTGATGCCTGCGCTGGTACAGGGGTAGACGCTCTGGCCTTGGCGGTGATCACCGCTAGCCCCGTTGCGTGCTACGAGATTGACGAGCGACGATTTCCTGCGCTTGAGTACAACATCTCGATCGGTGATGTTGTGACTCGCAAGGCACAACGTCGCATCTCTCGCGGACAAATCACTGCACATAAGCAGCGCTTTGACCCCCGTGACTCAACTGACGAGGGCTGGTTGGCCTACTACGATGTGCCATGGGACGACGCGCGGGCGACGGACGTGAAGTTGGACAACATTGAGTTACCTCAAGTTGCGGCTGAGGCATTTCTCAATGGTGCTGGCGTGGTGTTGTTCAAGCTCCCGCCCGTTGATGATGCTGAGAAGGTCGTTCTCGAAGAGAAATTCCGAGCGGTGTTGCCGAGCTACGCCACCGTTACGGTCTATCGTTCGGTGAGTCGTGGCAGGTACACCCTGACGTTTCTGACTGTCGCCAAGCTGCATGGACACAGCGGCTTCCAGTTGGTGCGAAAGAGAGATTCACGAGCGGCCAATAGAACTCATGTCGAGGGCCACGCCGGTGGCAGTTCCTCGCCGGGTCGTATTTCTCTTTCTTCTCTCCCGAACGTTGTTCCAGCTGCTGTCCAGATGTCCAATCCTGAACTGAAACCGAGCGCCCCCTTGTTTGTGGGCTCCGCCACTGCACCCAAGCCAGCTCTCAGCCTGGATGATCCCCTTTCCGCTTTTGACATTCCTGATGGCGTCGAGCTGCAACGTGTTAATGGTGCCTCATTTGGGTTGATTGACTTGAAACAGCGCCAGAGCCCTGATTGCGAAGTGCAATTTCGCCGGCCGGACGACGGTTTTTCGGTTGCTGAGCTCGACGCTCTCATCCAACGTGCTCAATCATCCAAGACGTTTCCAGTGCGTTACGAGCTGCCGCTGCCAGATGACTACACGCCTGACGAGGTCCTCAAGTTTTATGCGGTGGGCTACAAGTACAAGTCGACCCTCGGTAAGACGCGGTCGATGACGTCCACGGTTGCCACCATTGCGCGCCGCAGTGTTGCTGAGCTTCATTGTGAGCTAGCCCATGCCGCTGCCGCTGGCTTTGAATCGACCACCTCTGCTGGGACGATTGCTCTCAAGCTGCTGCATTTGCGTCACGCGTTTGGCTTTGACTACACCTCGGCAACCAATGAGTTGATCTCGCGCGCTGTGCGAGCCGTCAAGATCAGCAAACGTCGGGTTCGTTGTGCTAAGGCACCGCGCCGTGAGGTTGACCACGTGATCATTTTTGGACCGCAAGTGCAGCGCGTGGCCACAAGCGGCCATTCCTTGAACCCCGTGTTGCAAGTGCTTCAGGAAACCTTGAGCAGTGACCGCCGTGAGCCCACGAACTCAGTGAGCGACAGCGGCAATTCCGTCATCCAGTCGGGAGACGTCACGCGCTCGTTCGCTGCTGGGATACTCACAAGCTACTACTGCTGCGCTGGCATGATGATGTCTGGCAACGACGTCGATACCACCGTTGCCCAGAATGTCCAACGGGCCCTTGCTGCGATTCCTTGTGAGTACCAGTTTGCGCGCGCCACTGGTTGGCAGATGTTGGCATTGCTTGTTGAGACAGCAGCCTTCCCGCCAAATGCTTACAGCACCACATGGCCGTCGTTGTCCCTTCTGAACTCGTCCGTGCTTAACATGGCCCAGCATTGGTTGCAGTTTACTGCTGGCCTTCAATTGGTTAACGCCAATGTGGCTGGTACGAGCGGGCTTTGCGTGGTTGCCGGTAATGCCTATACCGAACAAGAATTGCTCGTGAACCGCCGCGACATTGCATCGATCACCGTTGACCGCTCGGTTGCCTTTGGCCCGATCATCGGCTCTGCTGTCGGGCGTGAGGTTGTGGATGGAACGTTTAATTCCACCGCCTTGTCTGCTGATGTCACTGGCATTTCGATTGGCAACGGATTGTTCATGAGTGCGAATTCTTCGGTCACCGTGCTGCCCGCCAACACCGAACGGTTGTTGCAGTTTGCCCCAACTCCGCGCCTGATAAGCGTAGATGCGGGCGTTAGCTCAACCCGCGCCCTTGTTGCGCCAAATGCTTGCGCTCTCCTTACTTTGAGCGTTTCAGGCAGTCTTCGCATGACTGGTATCGTTGGCACGACACATGTCCACTTCACCGTGCAGAAACAGACGGTGGTCATCAGCCCCTCTACAGGAATTCAATCGGTGTTCAACCGCATCTACGCTCACTCAGTGCGCGTGCAGGAGATTCCACCAGGTGGCACGGCTTCGGCGAACTTTGCTCGGACCATTCTCGTCCCGATCAATCCTTGCGACGAGAACGTGACCCTTTTCGTCACCACAGAAGCAGGAGTCACTGCTGATGTTGAGGATTTCAATGCCAGCTTCGAGTTCGCGTTCACACAGCCTGTGAACCTTCCGTTGTTCAGCGTCATCAACATCCCGAACACTGTTGCCATGACCGTCACCTCCGGCGCGCTTCTTGATGTGCTCATTGACCCACGTATGCGTCTCATTGTACGCCCCTCGCGCCAAGATGCCGCATTAACTGGGGTTCGTCGTGCGATCTTCTCGGCTTTGCTTGATCTGGTCAATTCAGGCTGCATGATCACTGGTGGCAATTCAACGAAACCAGTGTATGACCTACCTTGGCAGGTTCGGGAGGCGGCCATCAGTGCGGCCAAGCTCTATCCTCTTGACGTGGGCTTGTCAGAACATGGACTGCTGCCTGAATTTGCTCCCATGGACACGACCAAACCCAATGTTCCTGCTCCGAGTTACGCTGGCCTTTTCTCCGGTGGATCCACTGGCACGTCTCTTGGCAGTCTTGTCTCAGAGTTCGGGCCACAGCTCATTGCGGCGTTCGTCGCTGCCGGCCGTGACCACATGGCTGCTAAGAGCAAAGTGGCCGAACGCTTTGGACAAGCTGGACCTGGACAGATCACTGTGTGGCCCACTGGACCGGGCATCCAAGGAGGGGTAAGCGTCGTGACACCCGACGGGAGCACCAAGTGGTTCCCGAGCCTTGATGCGATGGCCTCATTTCTTGATCTCGACCCACTGCTACGGGCGCAGGCCGCCGCTGCCATTGAGCGTCAACCGAAGTTGGGGGCAACCGCGACCCAGGTGTCAAACTTTATTGGGCAACAAGCGGTTGCCTTGAATGGCGGCGGGCGCCGTGACCCAAGCTACGTCGCCCCCTCTCGTCGTCCTCCGGCATCTGCTGCCCCGGTCGCCAGTGCGAAGCTTCCCCCGCCTCGAAACCCCAATGCTGGCCCCGGCTCGTATCGTTTGCCCAGTGGGTATGCGATCCCTTCCTCACTGGGGAGCGTGCGTGGACAGCCAATGCTCGGCGTTGATCTCATCAGTGTGGCACCCATCTCGGAAGCGTACAACCGTGCGAAGCTCGCGAGTGGACAGGTTCGCACCAGCTTCGCAACTACGACCCGCTCGGCAAGACGTCGGAATCGCCGTCAACGAGCTCACATGACCGTGAATGGCACCACAAAAGTTGAGCGTGAGGTTGCTGCTGCCATCTTAGCAGACAACTCGGCGCTCCGACGCATTGAAAATGCTCAGCATGGTCTTACCGATCCGGTCGTGTTGTATCGTGGCCCTTTTGGTGGCTCGCCTGTTCAACCTGGTGTTTATCAGGTAAACTTCGTGATGCTTCCCTCTGGTCGCGGCGCCCGGCTGTCGAGCCTCGATTCCTCTACCCCGTTCACCTACGACCTTCTCGGCAAGTTCGTTCCTGGTGAGCGTGTCGTTTGCATCGGGTTCGACAATGGCCTCATGTCGGTCATTGATGCCACTTCCGCATCGTTTCAGCGAGTAGCATCCAGTGCGCATGGCCTCACTGACAGCGTTGACATTACCGCTATGGGCGTCACTGGCGCGGCTGGATACTCGTACGCTGTTGGCTACAGCCCCACTGATTCCAGCGAGCAAGCTGGCCGCCGTGTCATTGCCGGATCGGATGACTGCGTGCTGTTCACCCGTTCCATTCCAGTGGTGTCGTTGCATGGCAAGATTGTGCACACCCCTACCGATGCTGACTACATCCTCCATGGCCGCCTGCGTGTTGCTAAGAACTTGTACGATGGCACGTTTGCAACTGGGACCGCGGCCAACGCTAACGCCCCGCTGTGGCACACCATGGCCAATCTGGATGGTTACGTCACTATGGTTTCGGCTTTCCAGATTGCGAATGGGCTGAAGACATGCTCAGCGGATGGGGGATCATGTGCCTATGCCATCGCGGCTGCTTTGGTTGGTGCCCAAGATCCGTTCATTGTCCGCACTGGAACCGCGATGCCAGGGCCGTTCGGAGTCCAGTACCCCCTTGAGAAAGCGCAGTTCGTTGCAGCGGTTCTTCGCGAGCATTCCATGTCAGCTTTGTACCCCATGGCCCCACGCACAACCCTTCGGGCCAATGGCACCAGTCGTGATGAGTTCGTGATCACGCGCTCGTTGATCCAACGATTGAGCCCGGTAGCTGATGACAATGTTGATCTCGCTATCCGCCGGCTCATCAAACAAATTTGAAAACAATTTCTTATCCCCGCTTTTGCGGGATGAAATTTTCTAGCAATGTTGCTAGATTTCACGCCGTTGGCCGGAGCCAACTACCTAACGGC